ACACACATACCCAACGGAACGTTCATTGCAACGAGCGGTGCAGGGGGTTATGTTAGACTTCAAATTGCTGGTTCTAATGAGCCAAGCGGAATTAGCAACATCAGTATCATTGGGATGTCAAATACCAATCCTATTGTCATAGATGATACATATGCGTATAACTGGGTACGTCTTTATGTTGCGGCAGGAACATATGACAATGTTCTGATACAGCCGATGATTCGCCTTGCATCCGAAACAGATGCAACCTACGAACCCTACCAAGGACAGACCTACACCGCAGACCTACCGCAGACCGTCTACGGCGGTACGGTGGATTTGGTGAGTGGGGAAATCAAAGCTTATCCGTACTATGCCTCATACAATGGGGAAACACTCACAGGCGAATGGATTTCAGACCGTGATCCATATGTTGCCGGTACGTCACCGTCCATCGGAGCACAGGTGGTCAACATCGGAGCAGCTCCGGTCAGTCTGACCATCACACCGCAGGAGATAAAAACTCTGCTGGGAGTTAATAACGTTTGTGGAAGCGGCGATTCCGTAACGGTCGAGTATGCGGCAGACACGAAACTGTACATTCTAAAGGTCGTTAACAATGCGTAAAAAAATCGGTGTGCTGGTAGTGATAGGGGCGGCCCTGTTACTATCAGCCCTGCTCATTTCACAGGCGGACGCGAAGACCTCGAAGTTCGACCAGAGGGTCACGGCCCATATAAAGGGCGGAACGGTCAAAACCCAGACGATGGCTCAATGGGAACTGTTCCGGTACAAAACGACGGTGCTCCCGCGAAAGTACCCGTTCAAGTATGCACCTTGGAAGTCGTTCCTCGCTATCGACAAATACGTCGAGGTCTCGGCGGTATCTGACCGGAACACGCTCGTTATTGATCCGGAACTCTACCGGAGCATCCAGCCGGAGGCCGAGGCGAACCGGGTCAAGGCCAAGCGGATCCTGAAACGGTACAAGGTCAGAGGCAAGAAAAAAGCGGCCGTAAAAAAAATACGGCGGTACGTCCGTACTGGCAAATATATCACCGGCGTAAAATCTGCCGGCGACTTTTTCGACCAGCACGGCGGAGATTGTGCGGCCCATGCTTCGGCCGTGTACGTCCTGTGCAAAGTTCAGGGCATCCCGGTCCGGTACTGTATCGGTGGAGCATACGGAGGCCTGCATGCCTGGAACCGGGTCAAGTACGGCGGCAAATGGTACTGGGTCGACGAGACTCTGGACCAGCCACCGGCCCGGAAACTCTGGGACGGTTATAAGAAACCAATGGAAATGTGGTAGGAGGGAATCATGCCAGCAAAATATCAACCTTATTTTTATGTAGTCGGGGAGGCTTTGATCCTGATCAACTGGGTTCTGACCGAGCGGGGAATCAATCCGATCACGATCAGCGACTCTGAGATATGGACCATCCTGTCCTACGTCGCGGCTCTGATCGCGTTCGGCTTCGCCGTGTGGAAGAATCACAACTTCACCGAGGCGGCCCAGATCGCCCAGCACACGCTCAACCAGATCAAGGGCGGAGCGGATCCGTTCGCGGACACCCGCGAGACGGAAGACGAGCACGAGCTCGAGGATCCGGAGGATTAGGTCATGGGTAGCAAGATCATAACGACCGCCCGGAAGTATCTCGGCAAGGGCGGCGGGTTCATCTGGGACTACTTTGCCGGACTGGCCCGGGGGCAATCGTGGTGCGTCGGGTTCGTGCTGTTCATCTGTATAAAGGCCGGATGCCCGCTCTACAATGTGAGCAAGACGACCCTGCCGTTCTGGGTTCCGACCCTCGAGGAATGGCTTCACAAGCACGCCAAGTGGGTCAAGTATTCCGAGGCCCGGGCCGGTGACATTATAATCTTTACTTGGCACGGCGGGGGAGGGAACACCCGGACCGGCTCCCGGGATCATACCGGATTTTTCGAGGAGCATATCTCCGGGAACAAGTTCCGGGCCGTCGAGGGAAACACTTCCGGCGGGAAGGTCGCCGAGCGTGAGCGGTATCTGGCGAACGTGTACGCGATCTACCGGCTGCCGGATGCCGAGGAGGGCGACCCGGAACCGAAACCGGCGAAGGTGCTCCCGACCTATAAGAAGGGCAAGACCTACGAGGTCGCGGTCGACAATCTGAACGTCCGCACCGGGGCCGGGACTGGCTACCGGATCAAGAAGAAATCGGAGCTCACCCAGGACGGCCGCAAGCACGCGAACAAGTCCGGGCAGCTCATGAAGGGCACCCGGGTGACCTGTAAAAAGACGAAGACGGTCGGCGGCTCGGTGTGGATGAAAATACCGTCCGGCTGGGTCTGCGCGTATAATGGGAAAAAGAAGTACATCAAATAAGAGGGCAAGGCAATGACAGAAATCGTGATCAATTCATTTTTAGGGGCCTGCGGGGCCGGGATCCTGACACTTTTAGTATTGGCTATTAAATGGTTCTGGAAGAAAATCCGGGCGGACGATCTCACAATCAAGGCTCTGGCTCATGATGCTTATTACCGGAATTGCCACGCGCTGATCTGGAAGGAAACCATCACCGAGGATGAGTCCGAGAATCACGACTATATGTGGAAAGCCTACAAGGCCCAAGGCCTGAACGGAACCGGCGCGCAGATGCACAAGCAGATCCTGCAGAAGCCGGTCGTACCAAGTAAATAGCCCCGCACAGGGGGACATTTTCTGCCTCCTTTTGCATAGCCTCCGGAGCCGATCCGGGGGCTTTTTTTATTTGAGAAAATATAGGTGTAACCCTAAAAAACACTTGCAATAGGTATCTACCTATGTTATTATAATTACAGGGGGAGGGCCCCCGGAGGAGGTAAGAAAATGACAAAGGCAGAAAGAAACGCAGTAAAGGCAAGAACAAACGACCTGATCAAGCAGGGAATCGACAAGACGATCGATGAGGTCATGGCAAAGGCTGAATTTGCAGCAGGGCTGATCAAGCCGGTAGTAAATGGCAACTTCTAGACCAAACCACAAGCCGACCCGGGGCGGCCAATCCCCGGGAGAACGGAGGCAGAGCAATGAAGGTTATCAGAGAGAACGATCCGAGAGAAGCAATCATCAAGGGCCGGGAATGGTTCATGACAACGGATGAGGAGGTCATCGTCGAGAACATCCTCGGGGATCCGATCATCTGGATCGAGGAAGACGGAACAGAGCACATTTACGAGGAGGTCTAAACAATGTCAGTATATGAATACCTGATCACCGAGAACCCCCAGGACGCGCACGTCGAACTCTTGGAGGAAGACGAACAGGATATTATGGAAAGTACCCGGATCCAGATGGATGCGGACACGATCTGGCGCGAGGTCCGGAGCATCTACACCGACCACACGACCAGCCCGGTAATGATTCAAATTTACGTTTGACGGAGGCTTAGAAATGGGAAAGTACAAATCACAAGAAAAATACGACGCGGAGAACACGAAGCAGATCCGGCTCAAGCTGAATCTGAACACGGACAAGGACATTCTGGAATGGTTGGAGAAACAGCCGACCAAACAGGGAGCCATCAAGGCCCTGATCCGGGATGCAATCGAGGCCGAGAAATAAGAAAACCGGGGCAAAACGCTCCGGTCTTTTTATGGGCTGAAAACGCTGAAATTCAGCCATTTTTACAAGGTATAAAGTATCGACAGAGGCAAATAAAATCCGTTATATCGCAAATTAGAGCTTCCATATTTTAGGAGATTTTAGGCATCCCACTCGAATACCATAATTGCCTTGAACGGGTCCCGGACGGTCTGAGTCGTGAAGTATTTCGGGGCCATTTCACCCAGATAATCGTCCTCCTCGTTATAAATCAGTTCCTTGTACGGTCCGCCGAAGATCTCGACGTGCATCTGGAGGCCCGGGAGCATTGAGATCTTTTTCAGGACACCGAGGTTGCCCCGCGGAACGTAGCCGATGAATGTTCCGTCCGCAAATACTTTGAGGGCTGCCGGGTCGTATTTGTTCCCGGGCTCGTGCTGGAGGGCCAAAAGACACTCGACCCGTTCGTACCTGTAAATACGATCGCCCGGCTCGAACTCGTCGACCAGTTCGGACTTGGTCAGCGACCACTCATAGGTTTCCTCGTCCATGAAGGATGCCAGCGCGGGCTGGTAATGATCGAACCCGGCCACCAAGATTGTGTGCTTATTTTTCATGATAAATGCTCCTAACATAATAACAATATGTTGCATACGATGGTATATTATAGTATAATATCTATGGAGGTATTTATCAACCATGAGAAAACCTATCAGTATAACAATCGACGAAAAACTGGTCGAGGAGCTCCGGCTGATCGCGATCGCGGAGAACCGCAGTTTGTCAAATGTGATAGAGAACTTCATTCGTGAGGCTCTATCGTCTAAGTAATTCAGTTTCATTCAATCGGTGTAAGGCCTACCTTTTCAACTCTTCCTGTTCTCAACTCTTCCCAAAATTATGATTCTGGTGAAGAGTTAGAAAAACGGAATAGTTGAGAGAGTAAACTTACACCTACCAGAAAAAAGGAGGTGTATTTTTTTATGAAACAAGTTCGCCCAGTAGAGGGCAAAACTCTGGCAGGGTTCGCGAACGCACTCAATGAAGCCTACGCGGAACTGTCACGATTCGAGGTCTACGAGACCGAGCGTATTCCGGGACGACTGGAGGCGCTTATCTATTACGAGTACCCAGATGATCTACCAGAGCCGGAGCCGGAGTTATTCGGGGGCCCGGAACCAGATTTCACGATCGAGTTCCCGGACGGCGACGATTGCTCCGACATGGTAACGATCCGGTTCAAGGTCGGCAAGCATCCCGGCCGGCGGTGCGCCGAGTGCGACAATTACGACTACGGCCGCAGCTGCCCGTTCCGGGAGGGCCACGTCAAGCCGATGGACGAGGCGTGCAATATGTTTAATCTTGTCATCGAGGGGAGGTTCTGAGAATGAATACCAATGGAATCAAGCGGGCCGTTCTGGGAGCGGCAAAGGTAATCGACCGGCCGCCGGTGTGCTACATCGCGTTCGCGGCAGTGATGGCAATCATGATGATCGCCTTCGGGTTCGCCCTGAACGACGTTTATCCGGCATATTAGGAGGGCAGACAATGAGAGACTTTGAGTTCGAACTTATGAGCCTGATCTACAGGGACGATGAGGTCCCGGATCAGGAGGAAATCGACGAGGCAATATTTGAGGAGATAGAGGAGGAACTAAACCATGTTCAGCGGTGAGGAGATAGAAAATAGGCTGTTGGCAATCCAGACCGAGCTCGGCTACGCGCCGGAGCTGGACGAAATGGAACCGAACGAAACTAACTTGGCGATATACGCCGGAGGGGCGGACGCTGTTCTTTGCGGTGTGTACCGGATGGTAGGCAGACTGATCAACGACATTCAGAAAGAGATCGACAAGGATAACGAGGAGGCCGAAGCGAGCCTCAAATGGCTGGAGGAATGGAAAGCAAAGGAAGCGGCAAAGGCCCAGGACGGCAAAGATCAGGAGGCCCCGGATGCCGAATAATATCAGCGACGCGGCTCTGGACGCGTATTACTCCCGGGACTACTACGGGCCCGGAACAGATTATTTCGACCCGCCCGGCGATGAATGGGATCCCGACGAGGAACCGTTCGACCCGGACTGGGACGGTTGGATAAAGAAAAGCGAAAGGGAATAGGTGTTACTTATGGCAGAACATGAACATTGGAAAAGAAGTTTCCCGTCCGAGTACTTCGGGCACCAGCACATGCCGGCGACCGGCGACGATCTGGTCGTGGCGATCAAGGACGCGAAGATGGAGCGGGTACAGGGCCAGCGTGGGAGCGAGGAAAAACTGATCGTTTACATCACGGCCGATCCTGAGAAATGGATCCTCAACAAGACCAACGGCAAACTGATCGAGAAGGCCCTCGGAACCGGGTTGCTCGACGAGTGGGTCGGGAAAAAGATTCAGCTCTACGTTACGAAGACATCTTCGCCGGAGGGTATGGTCGATTGCGTGCGGGTCCGCGACTTCGCACCGAAAGCATAGGAGGGAAACATGGAAGGAATTACAAAGGCAAGGGAATTAAAAAACTATCTGCTCGAGATGGAAAAGCTCGACGAGGTATCGCAGATTGCTTACTATCAGGACATTGCCGGGCTCACGACAGAGGAGTGCGAAACGCTCGAAAAGCTCTGCGACAAGGCGGCCGCCGCCATCGAGGCGGAGGGCAAGGCCGCCGCCGCCGATCTGCAGGGCGCCGTGGATGACGTGACAGTCGCGCTGGTCTCCAAGATCATCGGCGGAGATCTCTCTGACGACGAGCATCGCAAGATCATCGAGCGCTACGTGCGTGAGGCGGGCAGTCTCAATGCCGACTAATCGCCTCGCAGAAAAGGAAAAGGGCCTGACCTACGCGTCCGTGCTCCTGGACGGGGCGCTGGCCGAAGGCGGCCAGGCTGCGGCCATGGCCATTCGCGACCGGGCGGATGAGATCGTGCGCATCATGCGTGCCAATCCCGCCCTCACCGAGGCCCTGAAG